GAAGCAGGCGGTGCTCCTGCCCCTCAGCAACAACAGGGTGCTCCAGCAGCTCAGTCTGGTCCAGTCCGTACTAACAGCACACAGTTAGCTATTCAATACCAAGCTAGTCGTAATGCTGCCATCCACCTGTTAGAGGTAATCGTTAATGCTGGTGCGGTCTCGCTGCCTGCTAAGAAATCTGATCAGTTCGATGCCATGTTGGCACTCATAGATGATATGACTAACACATTCCACACCAAGACAGACAAGGTTGTGGAGAATGGTGGGCTTGTACTAGAGGAGTTAGAAATTGCTGTATCTAACCGCGACTTTGAATAGTGAACGTTTCAGCGCTAAGCATTACGCTGTGTATCGGGACCCTGCTCGTGATATCCTTGCTGATGAATGGCCCAATTGCTGGCTTGTAGTTTATCGCAAGACAGGTGAGATCGTTGATCAGGCTACGTCGTACAGTTCTGCTGTTTACATAGCTATCCAGCTGGATGAGTTACACAGTCAGTTCATGGGTTAATTAATAGGGGCTTCGGCCCCTTAGGGGGTCGGATGGAATGTTTACTTACGTTTTGTTTTGTTACACAAATTTACGTCACTGGTTCAGTAGGCATGCAGGCGATGCCTTCGGTATGGGGCGTGGAAGAGGAGATGGTCACGAACGACTATGACCTATTTATAGGTGAAGCTAGAGTAGTCATGGAATTTCTAAATGGTTCTTTCGTCGAAGTTAAGCACATATCTGGGCTGAATACGCCAGAGGCTGATGGTGGCATCAACGCTGTCATGGTTGGTGCTAAGATTCGTTTCTACTGATAAGGAGAAATCAAATGACTGATCAGTACGTAACGCTTTGTAAGCGCATCTTAGATGAAGGAGAGTGGGTCACCAACGAGCGGACAGGTAAACGCTGCTTGACAGTGATTAATGCTGACTTAGTCTACGACGTAGGAGGTGGGAAGTTTCCGCTAGTAACGACACGTAAGTCATTCTTTAGGCCTGCAATTGCGGAGCTTATAGGATACCTTAGAGGTTATGATAATGCCCTTCAGTTTAGACAGATAGGCTGTCGGACTTGGGATGCCAATACTAATTACAATCAAGCATGGTTAGCTAACCCTCACCGTACAGGTCGTGACGATATGGGTCGTGTGTATGGGGTTCAAGGAAGGAACTGGCAAGGCCCTGATGGCACGATAGATCAGCTTAGAAAGTTAGTCAATAACCTCACTAGAGGCATTGATGATCGAGGTGAGATCTTAACCTTCTACAATCCTGGTGAGTTTGATCGTGGTTGCTTGCGACCCTGTATGCATACACATACATTTTCGTTAGTAGGTGACACTCTGCACTTGACCAGCTACCAACGCTCTGCAGATGTGCCGCTCGGTCTTGTGTTCAACATGCCTCAGGTCTACACGCTGCTAGCTCTTGTAGCAAGGATCACAGGTCACAAGCCTGGCAAGGCATACCATAAGATAGTCAATGCCCATGTCTACGAAGATCAAGTAGAGCTACTTAAGCAACAAGTTAAGCGTGACTTTATGCCTATATGTACTCTGGACATCAATCCTGAGATATATACACTAGATGACATTGAGACTTGGGTTGACGTGTTCGACTTCACAGCTGCTGATTACGTTTACCATCCACCAATGTCCTATCCATTCTCAGTATAAGGAGACACTATGCACTTCCTACTAGATGCTGACAGCTTGATCTACAAGGCAGGTTGCTCTAACGAGAAGCGTAGCTACCTGATCTACTCAGGGCCTAACATCGTCGCTTCGTACCAATACAAGAAAGACGCTGATGAGTTCGTTGATGGAGATGAGACGCTTACCATTGAGTTCCATAAGGAGGCAGGGCCGCTAGCTAACAGCCTTAGCAACTTAGACAACAAGATGGTGTCGATCATTGAGCACCAACGCTGCTCGTCCTACCAATCGTACATAGGAGGAAAGGGAAACTTCCGCTACGACATTGATCCTAACTACAAGGGTCAACGAGATCCAATGACTCGTCCCATTCACGAGATGCAGATACGAAAACATCTGGTAGATCACTGGGATGCACAGGTCATAGACGGTATTGAAGTAGATGATCACATCAGTGTGCTACTACTGCAAGACCAAGTAAATAATGTTATTGTAAGTATTGATAAAGATCTTGACAATACATCAGGATGGCATTATAATTACGATAAGAAAAAAGCTTATTGGGTTAGCCCTGAGGAAGCTGATCTAAACTTCTACCGACAACTACTTAGTGGTGATCCTACCGACAACATTAAGGGTGTCAAGGGAATCGGCAAGCTAACCGCACACGACATACTACCACATGCACTTACAGCTGAGCGTATGGCTTCCATCTGCTGGCGTGTGTATGAAGAGAAGGGATACGACTGGGAGTACATGGTTCAACAGGGCCGTCTACTATGGATGCTAAGAGAGTTTGATGTTATGTGGAACCCGCCGATCACTCAGCCGGAACCAACGTAATACTACCACGGTGATTCGCTTATGAGAAGCAAGTTTGAAGTTGACTTGTCAAAGAAACTAAAGAACTGTTTGTATGAGCCCTTCAAGGTAGCATACACATGGGAAGCTAACTACATACCAGACTTTGTACCTAAGGCAGACAAGAACATACTGATCGAAGCTAAGGGAAGATTCAGAACTAGGGCTGAGGCTCGTAAGTATCAAGCAGTTCAGAAATCTAATCCTGAAGTAGAAGTTGTGTTTGTGTTCATGTCTCCTAACGTACCAATGCCTGGAGCACAGCGTAGAAAGGATCGTACACGCTTATCTCACGGTGAGTGGGCTGAGTCAAATGGCTTTAGGCATTACACATTAAAGAATCTGCCTGAAGAATGGTGTGATAAGAAATTCATTAAGAAGGAAGCTATTGATGATTGAACTGACCAAGTTGGAGACTCTGTTCATCCTTGACTTACTAAAGGACTTTGTAGACCCAAGTGAAATCATATTCCCCGAAGAGCTTGAACAGGCTATAGAGATACTGGAGGCATGCTTAGATGAACACGAGAAGCTTTGACAATGTAAATCACCCACAGCACTACACCTCGCACCCAAGTGGAGTCGAAGTCATCCTGATCACCGAGCATATGAACTTCTGTCTCGGCAATGCTATTAAGTACATCATGCGCTGTGACGAGAAGCTTGACGCCATCGAGGATCTCAAGAAAGCAGTGTGGTACGTTAACCGAGAGATTGAGAAGAGGGAGTCAGAGTTATGAAGCACGTACTAATACCTGATGTTCAGGCTAAGAAAGGAACTCCTACAGATCACCTAACAGCTGCTGGCCGTCTCATTGTAGATGAGCGACCTGACGTAGTGGTTTGTATCGGAGACTTTGCTGACATGCCTAGCCTGTCCGTATACGACAAGCCAGGATCTAAGTCACACGAGGGCAAACGCTACTCAGCAGACATTGAAGCTGCAAGAGAGTCGATGCGAGCATTGCTTGATCCAATACGGGAGCATAATCGCCATCAGCGTAAGAATAAGAAGAAGCTATATACCCCTCGAATGGTAATGACTTACGGCAATCACGAGAACAGAATCAACCGTGCTATTGAATCCAACCCTAATCACCTAGAGGGTGTAATTAGTTTAGGAGATCTGAAGTATGAGAAGTCTGGTTGGGAAACATATCCGTTCCTTGAGCCTGTAAACATAGACGGTATCTTATATAGTCACTACTTTGTGAATCCTAAGTCTCTTACTGGCTACCCAGTAGCAGGGACATGTGATGCTAAGCTTAACAATCTGAAGTGTAGCTTCATCATGGGACACCAGCAGCATGAGCAAGTAGGTGATGCCTATGACGCTTCTGGTAAGCGTATGAGAGGTCTTGTAATGGGAGCTTTCTACCAACACAATGAAGACTTTATGGGACCACAGAAGAACACACAGCACTATCGTGGTATGGCTATCCTGCATGATGTCACGGAAGGTACCTACGATCTCGAAGAAGTGTCTATGAGCCGATTACTGAGGAAATACTTATGAAATTATTTGGAGATATCTTACCGTTCATTGGCTTCTCATCTGAAGCGTACCAGTCAGTAGAGGAAGTGCCTGAAGGGATAATGGAAGGTGCTGATCTGTATGCTGCCATGCGAGAGCAACGAACGATACGCCCAGGCTTTACTGATGCGGTGGTTTTTACTAAGTTTTTTGAGGTAGGCTGGTTAGGCTACTCATTCCGCTATGTCCGAGAGATTATAATCTACTATAAATACCCAGTGGAGGGTGAAGAATGATGAATAGCTATGAAGGTTTCATACACCAATCCCGATATGCCCGATGGAGAGAAGAAGATGGACGACGTGAGACGTGGGAAGAAACAGTTGATCGCTACATTACATCGCTGTCACATGTTATGGAAGATAAAGGTCTTACACCTAAAGGTGTTTTACACCCTAACCTGGCTGAAGCTGCTTACTTTATTAAAGAACAAAAGGTAATGCCTTCCATGAGGGCTCTCATGTCCTCAGGCCCTGCACTAGATAAGGATCACGTAGCTGGCTATAACTGCAGCTACTTACCAATTGATTCTCTATACTCGTTTGACGAAGCCATGTACATTTTGATGTGTGGTACAGGTGTTGGCTTTAGCTGTGAACGTCAGTACGTTACTCAGCTCCCTGTAGTAGGGGAGTTTGTAGGTGAGCCTGATGTTCCACAGAAAATTGCTGACTTCGAACTGTCACATGTAGTTAACAACGTTGTTGAAGTAGCCGACAGTAAGTATGGTTGGGCAAGTGCCCTTCGCTTATATATACACGAACTGTACAAAGGAAACTTTGCAATAACATATGATGTTAGCAAGGTACGTCCTAGTGGTGCGCTACTAAAGAGCTTTGGTGGACGAGCATCAGGAC